CGGGGTAGCCAAATTGTTTCAAGTTGCTTACTCCTGCTGTCAATAGTTTGTCTTTGATTTGTTCGTTTGTCATTTTATTTTAGTTTTAAAGTTTATCAATTCCTCCCCGCAAAAGGGTGTTTATATTATACTCTGTTTTTCAATTTAAGTTTAGTTTAATAAACGTTTCATATTTGCAACCGTTATATTCAATAACTTAAAATTCATGGTTTTAATGGACCTAAAAATGAAGCATTTTCATAATATGGATGATGTATTGGTTCGGAATCCCATAACGCATTTAATGATTTAATCTTTGCTCTTTCTTCATCACCTGATACGACAGCAAATTCTATATCACCATCTTTAAGTTTTATCTTGTATAATCCATCACCATTAGGTTTATCAGACCAAGAATTTTCAGTTTTAAATTCAATTTTTTCCATATGTATAAATTTTAAGTTACTAAATATAACAACAAATATAAGAAATAAATCTTACTTTGTCTATTTTTTAATGAAAAGATTTACTTCTCATATTTGCTGATGTTACCTGCAAGGCTACCTTGACACTTCGATAATAGCATCAGGATATTCTTTACAGGCTTCTAAATACTTTTCGACAAAAGGAACAAAATGCTCATACATTCCCCACCCATTAGGAGAATTGAAAGTTTCAAAATGTTCAGGTCTTGCTTTTAAATCAGCTAATCCTTTTTCAAGTAATTCAACTATTTCACTTGCCTTTGTTTTTCCAATTTCCTCTGGTCGCCAAAGGGCTTCATAAATTCCTGCTTCACCTGCCATTTTACCTAAGTTATGGGTAATGTTTGCATCGTAAACGGTTTCATCTTCTTCTGTTAATGTTTTGCCAGCATCGTAGCTAATCCATTTTTTTCGTGTTAAATAAACACCTAAACTCATTTTGTTCCTTTTTTAAATTCTGCTGAATAATCCGCCCAGCAGGTAACAGCGGTTTGGCAAAAAAGCCGTTAAGTATTTCAAATGAACATTTGTGCTAAACATCAATATTCGTGTTCCAAATTAGCATCCGTTTCGGCTTCTTTGCCAACCCGCAAACGTTAGCAATCATTTTGTTCCCTACGCACGAAGAACTCGTCATAAGTTTCTTTAGCGTGTTTTTCGGGGTAATAATCCAAGTGGTTGTCATTTCTGCCCTGAACATACATTTTACACATTTGTTCCTTTTCTTTTGGTAGCAATTGCCAAATTTTTTCCTTCATATTAGTATGTGTGGGATGATAATTTTTGTCATCAAATTCCTTGCACCATTCTAACAATTGATTTAATACTGTTTTTTCCATATTTATAATTTTAGTTTCAAAATCCACGCAAACAAAACGAAGTGCTAATTTAAAAGTTTCTACAAGCAAACCTTCTCATACACCCGACCGTTATGCACAATTAATTGCTTTTTAAGTATTCATCAACGCAATCGTTACTTGAATGTCCTTCGCAGTTAAAATCATATCATACTCGATAAATATGACATCACCTTCTCGTTCATCAAAGGACTCTAGTCTATTATACATATATTTTAAATCTTTATCATATTCTAATAAAAATTCTTGATATTGATAAATCATAACAGACACATGATTTCCTTCGCCAGCAAGTATAGATTCAGCACCTTCAAATGAACATAATTTAGCAAAACCATCTGTTATGCTTTTCATATATTCTTCGTATTCCTTTTGATATTCTCTCATTTTTTTATTTGTATAAAAATTTTAAAACTAAAACATAACAACAAATAAAACACATTAAAACGATGTTTTATTTGCAACCGTTAGCGGTAATTGGTCACACTAACTTCCATTGCCAGTCAAAAGCACTTTCACTCTTGCATTGGCAGCAAAATATATCATATGCAGGTCTCCAACTTGTTAAATGTATTGTTCCGTCAGGTGCTTTTGCTAATAGTTCCACATCATTCGGTGGTGGTTCTTCATTAACATACATCCAACTACCGCTAACACCAAATAAACCCAATAAAAGTGTCTGTGCGTAATCGGTAGTTATTTCGTCATATTTTAGCTGTTCTGCTATTTTTAAAATTTGGTCTTTCATATCTTTTACTGTGTTTATTTGTAACCGTTATCGGCAACCCTAATACGACTTACCGTGTTTATGTGGGCGACTTGCATTATATCTCATTTTTGCCTTAATATGACTTTCAATATCAATGCCTTTAAATGCACATAAATCAAGCACACGAATAACTACATCGGCCAATTCATCTTCAAAAGTGTTTTTAACTGAATGTTCAAACTCGTTTTTAAAAGCTTCCTCGCCACAAAATGAAGCTCCATAATTGGCATCTGCCAAGCCTTTGATAAACCACTTTTTAGATTCGTCAATGTTTTCGTAATACCATTTTTTTCTATCCGCTTCCAATGCTTCGGAAACTTCTGAATGTATAAGGCAAAGCATTTCGCCAATGTTTTTTTCACTATCAAAAAATCCTTTTGATTTGGCATTTTCGTGAATTTTTGTTGCTAATTCGTTTAACATTTTTGTATTTGTTTTTAAGTTTATAATTCATCATTACGAAAGAAGGGCAGCCGATAACACGTAATATAAAAAATTGGCTATCAGCGTTTGTGGTAACGTGAAAGGTTCATACAAGCCAACTTTTCATATTACCAACCGTTATAGAGAATAAAACAAACTACTTACCTGCTTTACCTCTTTCATATGCTTCTGAGATATGCCACATTATTTTCTGCTTCAACCAATCTTTTGTTTCTTTATTTATAATTTTGAGTTTTTCATCAAGTTCTTTAAATGTATCATCTACAACAGAACCGTTTGTTTTACTCTCTATAACAACAGATATATTCAAGTTTTCTGTTGCTTCGTTGAAACTTTTTATGTGTCTTTTATCTTTCATCTTCGTGTGTTTTTTAGTGTATATATTAAAAAAGAAAACCTGAAATATATCTGATTATCATTAGCAGAAATGGCTACTATACCGCTTCGTAAGACAATAACTGCTCTTTTAATATTTCGGCTTCCTCTTGCACTTTCTCTTTTGACCATTTAGATAGGTTGTCTGAATAATGAGCCGTATCAAATCCAACGCACCATTTACCTTCATCTTCTTTATCTAATTCCCATTTTTCAACCATCTTAGCATCTACTAATTCTGAAAAAGTTAATCCACCGTGAACATCTACATCAATATCGTCATAGTGTTTACCGTGTAATGGGTTGTTTTCAGGGATAAGAACATATCCATTTCCCCAACCAAAATCAATCATACCTCTTGTATATCTCCATATACTACATTTTGGTAATATTATTTCTAATGTGGCTTCCATTTTTTTATATTTTCAAATTTAAGTTTCATAGATTTAGTATTTTTCCATATTGTAAAATGCTTAAATCTAAAAATAAGTGTATACATTTCGTAATTTTCTAAAAAATTTTTCATTTATTATAATTTTTATTTTTAAATTTCCATCCTAATAATAAAAATGATTAAGTTTTTCGGTTAATTTACTTTTGTGCTTCTAATGCCACAAGCATCGAACGTTAGCTTCAATAAAAATTACTCATTTGGCATTTTTGGTAATGGCATCCAATGAGTAACATCATCAACCCAATTGCCTATTGCTGGTTCATCAGTTTCCCACCACTCTTTTTCTCTGTTCCATCTCCCTACAAAGATTGCTAAGTCATTACAAAACAAAACATCTTCCGAAAGATGCTTTTGCCATTCGTGTTTTGTCCAAGTTCCTGTTGGTTTAATTTTTTGGTCTATCCATTCCATCGCACTAATTTTATTTTACAGCTTATAACAGCACCTAACAAAAATGTCTGCTAAGCATTGTTTGTCAAATGAAGTAATTTTTAGGCAACTGCTCTTATCAATAATACTAAGACTTCTGTAAAAATAAAAAAAGGATCCCTTAAAAAGAGATCCTTTAGAGCCTGACGTTAAATTTATTTTAGATTTTAGTTCCGCATGTTGGGCAAAACTTCCATCCTTGTGATTTCATTCGTGAACCACAGCTGTGACAGTAGTTACGAATGGTTTGTGCTTCGACTGGTTTTTGAGATTCTGGTAAAATCTGCAAATCTATTGATTTGCTAATCCATGAATTGTACGTTGAATTGTCAGAAACAAAATGTTGATTTGAAGTTTCACCCTTTTCAGTACGACCAGTTTCAATATTCGTTTCAACATTTGCTGCAATCGAACTTACACTACCGATGTCTGATGAAAAGTAGCAGAGTGAACGATTAAGATCGTTGCCGACTGATGGACTGCCAAACATCGTGTTAACGTTCCAATCATACACGGTTGGTTGGTAATACTGAACTATGAGTTCATCGTAAAATTCGATTCGTATCTTACCGTTATTTTGAATTGCTTTTGCAGCATCAGTCGAATTCTCAACTGAGTAGGTTTCAAAAAGAAACTTTTTAGCTTCATCCAACCAACGCTCTAGAAAAACTCTTTGTCCTGGACGAAGAACTATACCTGAATTAGAGATTGATACTCCATTCATGTAAATCTTGGTTAAAACCTTTGTTGTTTTTGGATTAAAAAGCTCTATCTCAAAATGAGTTTTATCTTTAAGATAGAAAGAGTCGCCGTATTGTTTTAGGCGATTGTGATTTACTGCAATGCTTGCAGAGGGGTCGCTTACCCCAATTTGGTGATAATATGTCATATTTACCTTGATTATTTTTTAATTAAGCAGACGCCTTTGTGGCAAACACCACTCTAAAGCCAATTAGACTCAACGCCGACTAGAGTGTCAGGCTCTTGTAGTTATATACTCTACTCAAATTAAATAGTTTTAACTTCGCGGCTTTCTAGTCCCGTCTTCAAATGCACGTTTCGTTGCATCCTTCATTCGAAGTACATCTGCAAGTGACAAGTTATGTGATTCAACAAATGCTTCAATTGCACCAACAAGATCTGCTAATTCAACGAATAACATTATCGGATTTGCCTGAGCATAGGCATCTTCTGTTTCTAAGAATTCTTCTCTAATCTTTGAGAAGTCTCCATACGTTCCCTTAGGAATCTCCTTTATGTGGTAACCCATTTTTCTTAAGTATTTCTTTGACCATTGATAGTCGAGGCTCAGCACAGCCGGTGCCATAAATCCAAGTAAGATACTCACAGTTTCGAATACCGTAACTTCCAAGTTCAATACCGGCGGCTTCTAAATCATATCCAAGTGTCGTAGGTTTCATCATTATATGTAAACCTAATTCATTTTCAAAAAATTCTCGAGCATCTCTGACAACCGTTTTTAGATTAGTATCAGATACTTCATCAGTCACAATCAATTCATTCTTGATAAAATATTTTGTATGGGTCGCATCAAATGGCTCGTCTCTAAAGCATGGAGTCACAGTTTGATATCGCCCGTTTGGTAAGAAGCCCTTTAAATATAGGTAGAGAAAGCTTTGTTCACCAGATGCAACTAGAACTTTGCCTTTTCCAGCAATTTCCCAATCCTTTGTTCCAAGCGGCTTAGTGATATTTGATATTGCTTGAGTAACTGTCCATGGTGACTCAATTCGAGTATATCCAAGGTTAGTGTAATGCGCGATTGCTCTATCGAGCCTTCCATAATCTATCATAATTTAATTCTGTTTTCTTGAGAGTATGTGTATTCTGGCATAATGCAAGTATCGTACTTTGTTATAAAGTTCATGAGAATTCTCAAATTACCGAATGTGTCATACTCAATATCTTTATCGAATTTATTAGAAAATTTTATTCCGTTTCCATGATCAGTGGCTGACATTATTTCTTGACCCGGATAAGTCCATGCCGGTAGATGTGAATACCTTAGTGTATAGACCGTTCTTTTATCTGTTTGATTAACGTCGATGTCATATTCATGACTATCGCCATCATATATTTTAAATGTTTTCATATTTTCTTTTTTCTACTAATTCAATTAGTACTGACCCCTATGTCTTTGATGAACATAATAGAGTAGGTTTTGAACTTTTTCTGCGTGATTCATATTCAATAATTTAAAAGTCATTTCTTTGACATACTTACCGTTGTCTATTGAATATTCGATCGCACTTAACGTTGCAACAGTGTCCTTCTCATAAAAGATAGTATTGTTCTCAGAATGAAATCCAGTAGTATCTATTTTTTTTAATTGATGTACAGCCGATTAATAAGGCTGAACTTAATATTAATAATTTATTCATGGTTATTTTGTTTTCTTTCGTTTATTATTTCTATTAACTCGCTATAGTTTTTGTCTATTATAAATACAAAATTATATCCTAATTTTTCACAACTTTCTTTTTTAAAAAAATTAATTTTTATATTATTTTTATAAGTGTACGTCGATTTTATTTCTACAATTAAATTTTTATCCCTTATGAAAAAATCAGAATGATAAATCTTAGTGTTATTATTGACATTATATGGTATAGCTGGACCCCTTTCTACAATAATATTATTTTTATTACAAAAAATAAGAAAATCTAATTCATATGATCCTTGATACAAAATACCATTGTATGTTGATGTTTTAAAGGAGTTTTTTTGAATTTTATTCCATATTTCTGGAAATTGATTAGTATGCCGCACTCCATACTTATTCAAACAAGTTTTTTCTTTCTTTTTTTGATTATTAAATGTCTCTGAACCATATTTTTCCAATTTGGTCTTTCTGCTTTTCATTAAAGAATTATGAGTATTTCGCAATGATAGTTCTCTCTGTAGAGCTGGATTATCGAAGTTTGATCCATATTTTTTAATTCTTTCTTTACTGGAACATGATTTACAGTTATGCACAGGTCTATTTGATATTCCTCTAAATTGAATATTAAACGTTGCATCGCATAAATCACATTTAATATTTACTCTTGCGTGACTTCCACTAGGTAAATGAGTAGGGCTAACATAAAGTATTTGACCGACACTTGCAGAATATCCAAAACGTCTATACTGTTTCAAGTGATTTGAATTAACTTTAACTGGAACACGTTCATCTAAAAACATAATACATAATTCTTTTAATTATATATTAGTTTTAACCCTAAGAAATGTCATGAATATTCAAAAGGTTTATTTATTTTTAATGTATTCTGAATATTCATTGTTCTCAAGCAGTTCCATCAATACTTCTCCATGACAAATCATTTTCATTCCTTCAGTATAATATGAAGGAGTTTGGCAACACCAGCACCCGAGAGTCTTTCCTTCGAGTTCATGTAAGTGTTCCAATAACCATTTGCCTTCGCCTTCTAGAATATACTTTCTATAACTCTCGACAGCCTCTTCTCGAGAAGCAACTATTTGAGTTGCATTGGTCGGTTTATTATCGATATGTGTGAACGGATTTCCCCATTTTGAGCCGCGTCCAATATACACATCATATGGTTCCCGTTTAAAGTGAACTACTTTCATTTTTATCGTTTCCATGTTATACATCCATCTACCCAGATTTCCAGTACTGAGCTGTCTTTTTGTGCATGTTTTGAATATGCTTCGACATTTTTTATTTTATCATATACTCGGTGTTTATTACCTTTGTATACAAGTTTAATCACAGATCCTCCTGGAATCAGGCTTAAATCATTTGTTCGGTAGCCGGCTCCGACGTTTATTTCGTGTCCCATATTTTATTTAATTTGTATCATAGTAACACTCTCTACTCCTCGGTAGATAAGTATATTCACAGTATCGTCCACTGTTATTTTATACAGACCATGAGTGATTTGTTCTGAAAGTTTTTCTATTTTTATGTTTCCTGCATGATAAGTCAGATCTTCGTCTAATTTTGAAACAGTACGATTCGTAGATTGACTACAAGATAGTAACAATAGAGTAATAAAGATTAATAAGTATTTCATGTTATTTTTTTGTAGAGTCCAATTAATATTCGTGTTTCTCTAAATTAAACGCTTTAAATATTTCTTCGGCATCTGCCGGTAATATTTTTATCCAGATAAAAACTTCTCCATATGGATTTGTTCCAATATTACATCCTCCAAATTCCCAATAGTCAATCTGACCAAAATAGGTATTTTCTCAGAATGAAATAGCCCAATGTGGTGTATTTTCCTGTATTATAGGAAATGCTTCCATGTATGTTAGTTTACTAGGTTTCCTTTGAAAGACTCCTGGATTGTCTACTGTTCCCTTTTCATCTACCCAACTCTTATATGACTTTGATAAAGCAGCATCATAAAGTTCTCTTGGATTTTTTTGGAATATTTTTTATTATCGCATGCTTCATTTCACTATCCAGGTATTTTATTTTCAAATTCTTCTTTTAGCTTAAGATAGCTATCATACCGTCTATTCTTGGCCCATTTTGCATCTCGCTCATTATCTTTAATTCTCAGGTTGAATTCTTCATCTGTTTCTTCAATCATTCGAGTAACAATTGCATAGTAATGAGGATCCCATGAGTTATTTTCAGAATAGTAACCTTCATCACGACCAATAGTAAGGTGATCAGAATCTTGGAATTCAATATGTTTAATATCTTTCCATTCAATTGGGTTATCGGACTGTATGTGAAAAATATCAGTCGCAATCTTGATTTTGGTTGGTGATTTATCTTTCATCTTTAAATAGGTCAAGTAAATATGCATATAGTGGAAAGTATTCATGCTGAAACTTTCCTTCAACTCCAAGTTGTTCACCGAAGTTTTTATTTTCTTTTTTGTACATTTCAAACATTCGTGACTGCGTCATTTTAGAATACTGCACGTTTGCAATACGATCACATAATTTTACGAATATTGCACCCGGCGTCATTCTGATTCCAGTATAATATGCATCATTTGCTCGCTCTTTACGATTCTTTCCTTTCTCATTTGAGACAGCGTAAATAATATCTGCTGCATGTTCTCCAAGAACTTCTTTAACATCATTATAAGAGGTGCGAGTATCTTCGATTAGGTCATGTCCAAATGCAGCTAACCTACATTCATACCTTAGTTTTTCGCTTAGCAGATGTTCATAACTATGTGCTACCTGTGCGACCATTCTTAGATGGAATTCATATGGCAAATACTTGTCGTAATAATGATTTGTGTTATTGTGCTGATCGACGCACCACTGGATTTTCTTTTCCATATTATACTGTGTGTTTTATTTCTACTCTTACACAGGTTTGAGGCTGTGCTTCGTTCATTAAAAAGTTGTTAATATAACCCATGATATTTGCAGAACCGATTGGATTTGCAGAATGTGTGTATATTGTTGGAAACGGCATGTTTTTTGCGCGCTTTACATCTCGTGGAGTAAGTTCCCATTTAGGATTCATATCATAAAAATGATTCATTATCCATTTTGCACAGTCTAATCCTGTTTTTTCAGCAATGTTTGAATAATCTAATTCAAAATTGGGAGAAACGTTCCGGTAATATTCCTGCATTGCAGATTCACCAAGATCATGGTCTAATGATATTGTCGAGATGTTCTCTAACCCAAGTTCTTTAACTTTGGCTACAAACTCATCATAATTGCGAACCACAACCCAATCTCTATCAACCGGAGTTCGAACGTCGTCTAAATAAATTCTTTGTTTTTCCATTTATAAATCAATTATACTCAAATCGAATTACAATATTAAATTTTTGACATACTTTTCTTGATAAATAAATTAAAATAAATCACTGATATGCCAGGAAGAGTTTTAAATTTCTCAGAATTTGCAGGTAAGTACTCTAGCGATGATGAAAAGACCCTAGATTCATTTACTCAATCCTCAAATAACTTCGAAGAAGGATTTGACAAAGAATCATATAACCAAAAACCAATTGGCCCAAATAAACCAGTAGAAGGAGGCATTGAAATGACACCGCCTCAGCCTGGAGAAGTAGGATCACCTAAATTTACATCAGCAGTTGATGCTGGCATGAATGCACCAGAAGAAGTTGAAGCGCCTGCTGAAACTCCAGCTGAACCTACAGAAGAGGAAGAACCAGTAGAACAAGAAGAAACTGAAGAAGTAACTGAACCTGCAGAAGAGGAAGAATCAGAAGAGAAGAAAGAAGGAGAAGAAGTTCCTGAACCAGAAGCTGGTGCAAATCCTAAAAACGTTGAAGAATCGTATAGAGTTAAAAATTTCCGTGGATTCCTTAATGAATCGCATAACGAATACTTATTCGACGATGATTGGAAAGAAGAGGCAGAGGAAGATGATTACAAATGTCCTACTTGCGGAGAAGAAGATTATACTTCAGATTTCGGAGAAGAATCAGATGATGAACATTGCCCAGACTGTGGTGCAGAATTCGACAAATTTGGAGCAACCTGCGGGTGCAATATGTAAAAATATATTTAGAAAAGGTGACAGATATAATTATCGCATTTTTATCGGGAGTAATTGGACCAGTGATAGTTGTCATGGTTAGTCATTATTTGACAAAACGAAAGAAACCGGATGTTTTAGTAGAGACAGTTAATAATGCGAACATTATTAATGATGAGATCGAACATGTACTTGAAGAGTATAAAGCAGATCGTATTTGGATTTTACAATTCCATAATGGTGGACACTTCTATCCTACTGGAAAATCGATTCAAAAATTTAGTATGATCTACGAATTTGTTAGATTATCGAAAGATACAATTAGAGAAAACTTTCAAAATATTCCAGTAAATCTTTTTAGTAAAGCATTATCAAAGGTATTGAAGGATGACTATCTTGCAATAACTGACTATAAAGACGAAACTGTTGCAACTTGTGGTTTAAAATATCTTTCAGATGAATGTAGAACAAAAAGTTCATACTTCTTTGGAATCAGAAACTTCGAAAATCGTTTAATTGCAGTACTGGGAGTAGAATATACTGATCGTAAGCGAGTATTAAATGCTGAAGAAATTGTGAAATTACGAGTATCTGCTGCTCAAATTAGCGGAGAATTAGCATCACATCTTAAATGAAGAAACTAGTTGAAAACTATTTTGAATTTATACAGTCGGCTCAGATCGCCCAGAATCCCAACGCGTATACAATGTACAGCGCAAACCCACAAGGATTTACACATTCTAGAGCACAAGCAATTGCACGATATGCACAAAAGTGCAAGGACTAATCGTCGTCTTCGTCCAGCTCATCTAATCGCGTGGGAAAGATACTTATACTGCTAATCTCCCAATTTAATAGAACATCATCCAAATCATCGTGAACTATCGAAAGAGTTTGAATCTCTTCACCGATTGTTTTATAGCTATGTGTTAGAATTTTTTCTTTGATTTGTTCCAACTTTGATAAAATTGTCGTTTCTAATTCTTTACGAATTGCCTGCGACTTAACTATCAGTTCATCATTTATTTTTGCCATACATTACTTTTATATTACGAAATATCGTTTGGTTTCTAAATAAATAAACTAAAGATCAAATCTTATTAAAATAACATAACATGAGAATGAAAAATTTTAAAAGCATTAGACGCCTCCTTGAGCAAGCAGCATTACCTGCAGCAATTGAGCCAAATGCAACGGCATCACTAGGACTTCAACCAGAAGCTCCAGAAACTCCAGAAATGCCAATCGATTATCCAGCACAACAGCTTGCGCTTCCAGCAGAAGGTCAAGCATCTGCTCCAGTTGATCCAATGACGATGACTGTTGGTGATTTCATCAATAAATGTAAAGAGAATGATCCATTGGTAGCAATGGGAATTGAATCATATGTTGAAAAGAATCGTCATATGTTTGGCGGTCACACTGCACAACCTGCACAAATGATGACTCAACCAGATCAGGATTTGACATTTTCCGCTGCAGTTGCTCCACAAGATGCACAAATTGCACCTCCTGCACCAGTACAACCATTTTCATTAGATCAATCACAAGATTCTCTAAATTTTCCAGGATAAAATGATTAAGGGCTTTGTAAACTATATAGTTGAAGTAATGGGAACTGACTCAATGGAACGAGATCCAGCAGATATTATTATGAGCCCCGATACAGAACGTGCAAGCGCAATGATGTTTTATGCAGGATCATCTGGGTCTATTCCAGCACAATGGAATAATTCACCTTTCTTAAGCGGTGGAAGATTAACCAGCGCCTTCGGATTAAACCCAAAGACGGCTAAGAAGAAGAACGTATTATCATACCATGATTTTAGAAAAGCAGCAAAGCATTTTTCAAAATAAATAATAAAAATATACACTACAATGGCAGCATCATATGTTTCAAGTTTTAAGAAGTTCATGAAAACAGCAGAAAAAGAAACTGCTCCTGAATTGGAAGTCGGTGCAAATCCAGCAGTTGAAGAACAAGTAACTCCAGCAGCACCAGTCGCACCGCCAAATACTGCTCCAAAAGCAGATATTCCAGTGGCTCCGCCAAGTATTGAAGCAAATCCTGCAGTAATTGCAACTCGACAAGCAGCAGCAGCAGCTATTGCAAACAGAGATAAAGTTATCTCTGATAAACAAGCAGAACTTGATAAACTTAAAGCTGCACAGGACGCTTTAGTAAATACGGCAAACACTAACTTAAATAAAGCATTGCAAGATGCTGGAAAAGCAGCAAACCCAACAACATAATGGAAAAACGAGTAAAGTCATATCAGGAATTCATCAATGAGGCAACAAAAGAAGTTGTTTACCCGACTAACTTTACTGGCATGGTACAGAGCGCTCTAGCTGGAGTCTATACGTCAGTAATGGCAATCGCACAGGAACTTGCAAATGAAAAAGCTGCTCGAAATCCTGGTAGATATACTGGAACAATTGAGGATATTGATATTACCAGAGCTATGAATCTTATTTTTCATAGCGACTGGAAAAAGAAATTAAAACAAAAAGCACTTGGCCAAATGATGCATAAATCAATGGAACGTGCAGGCAAGCAAGATGCAGTTATTGCAAAAAAGAACCAGCGAGCAATGGGTAGAATGCTAGGAGACAAAGGCTTTACAGTCGATGTCGACAAATCTAGTGTTAGATTCAGTGACGATGGATCAGGTGGCGGACCGGGATCAAATCAATAAACTAACGATGAGCGAAAAAGAACTTATAGAAGACATTAATAACGAAATCACCTTTTCTGGTGCATTACCATATTCTCTTCCAGAAAAAGAGATTAAACGTATCATCACAAACGATTGTCGATATTTTTGGGATAACTGGAGACATGCAGTAGAGAGCAGATATCTGTTATTACCGCTTGAACTGTTTAAAAATGCAACATTTAAAAAGTTTAGACAAATCCAATTACCAGACTGTGTACAATTTGTCGTTGATTTTAAAGAAGCACGCGGTGGAGGTTCAATGTTTGGAACAATTGACCGAGATTTTGCTGAACAAAAATTCATCGGATCTGAAATTTACTTGACACCATTTGTTGGAGAAAGTTTAGTGTATCGTACCGTTATTTTCTCATTCTTAGATCTTACTAAAAGTTTTATGATTGACTCAATTGCGTATGATTACAATAAGAACACTAAAATGCTTGGAGTTTTAGGTAGAACTCCACCAGCTAACGCAGTTCTTCGAGTTTATAAAAAACTTGAACCTGATAAATTATATGAGGATGAGGTGTTTCAAAGATATGTTCGTGCTCACTCAAAAGTAAGACTTGCGCATATGTTACAAACATTCAATTATACTTTGCCTGGAGACGTTACTGTAAATTATCAGAATATCACAACTACTGCTGAAAAGGAGATGGAAGAAGTTAAAGCAATGATGAAGGGAGAAAACACTCCCGATTGGATGTTTTTAGTTCATCAATAATTAATATGGCACAACTTAGAGATTTTTATCTTAGACCTGAAACTGACCCAGCATATCGACCAGAACAACTCGAAGTGCATGAGGACCTTGAGTCTGCTCTACAGCAGATTAAGATGACGCTATTCACTAAAAAAGGAGAAGTTCTTGGAGAACCTGATTTTGGACTCGATGTCGAAAAGTACCTATTTGAATTTACAATTGATCCGTTTGCTCTTACTAAAGAAGCAGGCGGACAAATTAACAAGTATGTTGGCGAAGCTAGAAAAAGAAATATTGGAGTTCGTCCAGCATCATATTCAGATGATCGAGCAGGTCGTGAAATATTTGTCTTACTGATAGATATACCGGAGCTTAAAAATCCACTCTCAATCTTTTACGATTAAACAAAAAAATCCCCAATTGGGGATTTTGTAGTTTTATAAGAATAGTAAAAGGTTTATAAACCTTTTGCCGTTAACCATGCTCGCATAGCTGCTGCCAGTGTAATATCTGCACTACTTGCAAGATTCGGCGCTGGCACAGGTGCTGGTGCAGGAACTGTATTTGGAAGCAATACGATAACATCTCCTTGCTGACTAAGCAAAGTACCCAGGTCAGTAAATGTTAAATAAAATCTTCCACTTAATCCCCAAGAAGTACCCCATGAATTATCGAACCAGACTCTTGAATTAGGAACATCAATTTGTCTAGCAACAATTTCATGACCGCCGGCTAGAGAACCTGTTATTTTTACTCGACCGTCTCTGTCTGGAAAAGTCATTCCATTGTACCAATTAATACCAACAAGTATTGGATATTGTGTTAATGCAAGTAGAGCATCATTTAAAGTAAATGTGTGTTGATATCCAGATATAATACCAGCTGATTGCAATGCTTTTGCGATTGATAAACCAGTAGAGCCAAAGTCATTTGGCGGATATGGACCACTTCCATCAATTATTTCAGCATCTGAATAAAGTGCAAGTGCGCCTATTTGATTTAATGGATATTTGCTAACTTTAGGAAGCGTGTTAAATAATGGATCAGTTGCAAGTGCCCCGACTCCAGCATTACCTGTACAACTTCCAACATTTCCTTGATTTAATATGGAAATATGTCTAGGATGTGTTACTGATGCAAGAGAGCGGCCTCGAGTATCAAAGGCAAAATTTCGAGACCTTGAATCATGATAAACATTTCTTTTAAGTCTAGGATCAGTACTTGGAATTCGTTCCTTTACTATTATTATTTTATCCATTGTATTACTCATTTTTTATTATTTATTTAGAGTTGACCAGTACCTTTAGTTTCTCCACCTTCAATTGTTTCAGACCCGGCTTCTGCTGCTGGTGCTGATGGTGCAGCTCCGCCTCCGCCGGCACCAGCACCGGCTCCTCCAGCAGCTCCTGCGACTGAATCAGGTTCGGCATCATCTTTTGAATCAAACCATTGTTGATTTGCTTCAATTTCAGATTCAGTCATTTTAAGTTCCTTACGAATCAAGTACTCAGTTGAGAAGAACGGTGTTCCATCATCTCTAGTGATTCCTTTCTTAGCAGTGAATGATGCAATACGTTTCGCTTCGATTTCGTTTTCCTTAATTTCTTCGAATACATTATCATTATGGTAGGTAATACCGATTGCATTTACGAATTTATGGTCATCGGCTAACTCCGGAAAATCTAAACACATTTGTAAGTACCAAGGTTTAATTATTAATTCTGAGAAGGCAGAACGTAGTCGTTTAATAAATTTCTGATAACGAATTTCCTCACGACTAATACCTTCGGCATTAAGTGTGAATGCTCCCATACCACTTTGACCTTCCCAACGAGAATATGGAATTTTAGAGTCCATTTTTAATTTCTTATAAAAGTAATTTAGCAATTCGGAACCAGATAAATTTGGTCCAGGATAAGCTAGTGTATCGATCTTCACCTGTTGATTTTGATCGTTTACTGGAAGAACATAATTTTTATAGAATAAGATATTTGGTTTACCGTCTACTGCTAATTCACCAGTGTCTCCATTAAATGAAATATCTTCTTTTAATAAGTTCATAAATTCACGAACGTCTTCTTGACTCTTTTGTAAACTTTTAGAACCTACTGGAACAGTTGTGGTCAAACGAATTGGCGCATTCATTACGTGCCAAATAACTTTACTGTGCTCAATAACACGAAGTAGATTAAAAGAACGAATTAAACGTTCAACAAATGAAACACGTTTTGTTCTAAAGTGATTTGCGTATGAAATATAGATAATTTGCGAGTCATTTAATACTCGAGTTCCTCCATTAGATAGGTCATATTGTAACCATTGTAGGAACAGCTTGCCCTTTGCATCTTTTTGTAACTGTGGTGAAATACTTGCGGGGTCAAGTTCTTTAAAACCAATAATTTCAGTTGGTTTTTGTAAATCGTTATATACTATTTCAAAACACAAGTGGCCTTCAACTAAGAATTGGAACGCATACTGCCATGCAGAAATACCGCCATTGAATCCCCAAGCATTATACATCTTGTCGAAATTATCAATGTGACGCTTTACTACTTTTTCTTGGAAATTAAGTCTTTCCTCTTTTGTAGATCCGCGATACATGATTTTTCCGGTTAAATCTGTTGCATAACAAAAACGATTTTCATCATCGTTAACAATCATATCATCTACGATTGTTTCAAGGATAAATTCGATTTCGCCATTTGATGCAACGTCACGAAGGCGTTCACGTTTCACTACGTAATCCAACTGGAAGAAGGCAATTGCCTTTGATCGAAGCTGTGAGGTAGTATCGGCAATTGCCATTGAGAATTTAAGTAAATCATCACCAGGACCAAGTCGAGTTGATCGTGCTGCAATTTGGCTCTCAATGAAACCAATCGCTTGTGAGTTTTTAAGAAGTAAGTCTTCGTACTTTGTACCGAATTTGCTTAGTCCAGCTAATTTGCCGCTAGAACGTCCTCTTGGTGTATCTAAAAATCCACTCATATATTATTATTATTATTATATTGAATTTGCCATAAACTCTTCAAAAACTCGTTCCATACTAAGGTTATCTGGGAAAAGTCCGATCTGGGAAAACCTAGGTCGGATCATCATTCCAAAATTATCCCAATCTATTAATCGAGCTTCTGCGATATCGTCTATATTATATTTATTTATTGAATAGTTTAGGTTAGAGAAACCTATGATTTGACTTAGAATAGTTGTATTCACTAAATAAAAGCGCTGATCTATTAATTGTCGCTCAGCCAATGGCATAAGTTTACCATCTCGATATAAGTGCGGAAATCCGTTCTTTGCAGAAAATTCATAGTATGCCTCCAGTAGTTTTGTACTAACCGGAATCGGCATTGTTCTTAAATTAAGAATAATCGCAGTTTCTTTCCAATTATCATGGAATAGAACTAACCCACATGGACGTAAATCATAATATGGTTTACCACTGGCCAGCTGAGGAACTATTTCTTCTGTTAAGTTAGGAACATTACTAACAATTTTAAGAGAATAGAATCTACCAGGTATGAATTGACCTCGACGTTGAATAACTCCAAGAGTCTCTGCAACTTGAGTTAGATCAAGTCTACCGTTATTTTTCTCTATTTCTTCAAATTTCTTCAAACTGCTAAACTTTAGATATTTTACACCTTACTGAATAAAAAGTTTTCGGTTATTATCCCGAAACGCATTTCATGTTTACTTGCATAAAGTCTAGCTGCCGCAAACTTTGCATTATTAATAATATATGCTTTCGCATGACGTGCATAATTTAAGGTCTGCTTCTCAGTAAGTCTCTTTGGCGGTTCAGGTGGAGTCAAATACTTGTTCGGTTTGACTTCAATTAACCATTTATTTAGTGAATCATTTGTACCCTTAGTTGCCATATAACAATCAATCCAATAAGTACATTCTTTTTTTAGAATCGGATTGAAATAAGGAACACCTACTGGCTCAGATGCATATTCAACAACTGCATCATTCTGATCACAATAGGTTAGGAATTTAAGTTCCCAACTTGAACGATATATGATTTTACTAAGATCACCTGTATATTTGTGTGGGTTGTGCGGAGTAAAATACCCTTGCTTGACTCGACCATTTTGAGGTTTCAAAAAGTCATGTATGTCTCTTTCCTTTTTTGCCATATATTATTATATATTAAAAAAGGAGCCGAGCTGGCTCCCTTTAACTCTGTACCCATCGGCACGAGGAAATAATTAAGTAACGCTTAATCTTCTAAGTGATCTGCAATAAATTGATCAGCTTCTTCTGGACCAATTTTACCAAGTTCAACCAATTTAACTATTAGCGCTGCGATTGCAAGTTTTTCAGGAACATCTTCTTCTGACATTTCAAGCTCGTTCTTTTCAAAAGCAGTAGTTAAGTCGTTAAATGCTGCTTCTGCTGCTTCTGCAACTTCTTCTTCAGAACCAACGAGTTCGACTAACGCATCTAACATAGTTTCATCAAGATTTAATTCATCAAGTACTGCAGCATCTGATGGATTATCTCCGCAGGTAGTGCAATTTGAGAATTCGTTAAGTGACATGATTCTTTTCATGATTTATCTGATATTTTTATTATTTATTAAACAAGCATCAGATCGAATGCAGAATTTGAAAAGTATTTATCCAGAAAGTCATTAAATGAGTCAAATGTTAATTCAGAATCGCGAATAAGTAAGAAGCGATATAGGTCATTAATATCTTTGATTTCATCACGAATAATTTTAGCGGCAGTCGGGTAGGTTTTACGTAAATCATACATTATTTTACACCATAGAAATACAGTATACCCTTTCATTAACAATTCAAGGCTGTGTTGCTTTCCAGCTTTATCATTATCGAATAAGATTCGTGAGTTCTTCTTAGTTACTAGGCTTGCTAACAATTGTTTGCTTTTTGTTACGCCAGTTGTTGCTAAACAGTTTCGAACAAACATTGCATCAATTTGTCCCTCAGTGATTGTAATCATCTGAGTGAAATTGATGTTTAGGATATTGAAATAGTTATTGATTGAATTGACTTCAGTTATAAATTCGTCTTCTAAATCATTAAGTAGACCAGTCTTCTTAAAATCAGTGTAGTTTTTGATATTATATTTTGGTCCAGGATAGTTATCATCAATGTATCGAATGGCAAAGCCAAGTACTCTACCTGATTTAAGGTCAAGATTAAAAAGATAGATTTTATCTTCTCTTGAATCATAATAACAGCTTTGTTCAAATACTGGAAGTCGATTAATCTTTCGTTTATCAACAAATTTTCCAATTGGACTTTCAGGATCGGCTTCTGAACATGGACTAAGAGCAAATCGACTAATTAGGTCACGAAAGACTAGAAGTTTCTGACCGACTTCTCGATTGATTAGAAATTCAATTAAAAATCCTCGTTTCTTTGTTGAGGTAGTCGGTTTGTATTCAAGTTTCTTGGCACTTACTCCAGGAACACCGAGCTGATATTTTTGTGCAAAATTAGATATAAACTTATCTAGCTTGATCCAAACAGAACAGCCATCATTGAAGCACTTATATGTTTGAGTAGATAGGTATAGATTTCCGCGTTTTTTATTTGGGTCACGTTCTGAGTCACCACAATAAGGACAAGCAAAATTAAGCTTATCATCATCGGTGTCATTTATCTGCTGGCGAATCTGATCTCCAGGAAAACGTTTTTTAAGAACGTCTTGACAAAATTCAGTTACAGAGTACGTCGTTTCCAATTTAAACATTAGTCTTCAGTTGCGTCATCCTCTTCGAGTTTACTAAGAGCTACTGCTTTCTTTTTAGTTATGCGTTTGAGATATTTTTCAAGTTCAAACTTCGGAACAATTATCGAGTTTAAGCCATATTTTGTGATTATTGAAAGATATTCAGCAAAATCATTTTCTGGAATATCTGCATCCGGATTACCGATAATTTTCCAGAATTTTTCTGGTACTTCAACATATTCTAATGTGTCCTGATCGACAACATATAGTGGATAAATTTGGTCATCGGTTAAAGGTTTCTTACTCTTCACCGTAATTAGTTCAACGCTACGTTTAAGATTAGAATCAAGCGAACTCATCTTCATCGCTTCCAATAAACGATTTACTGGCTCGACAATTAGCGAAAAGAATTGAATATCACGATCAATCGGCGGTGCAAGCTCAGGTGGATAATTTTCAGGAGAATATGCGAACACATCAAAATTATGTTCATTTGACGCACAATAATAAAATTTAATCTTATCGCCTTCGCGAATAGACGCATATTTCTTATTTAAACCTGTTTTAAGTAAGAGATAATTATAACAGGCAGCTGCTCTTGGAAAGATTGCGATACCTTTGCGCAACGATAACGTTTCAATGTTATCAACGTATTTATTATATACACGAATTCTAAAATTGAATGCGATATCATCGATTGGCAACTCCATATATTCATCCTTGAGTGCTTGTAATTGAGGAACTAAGTCACGTTCGATATTTAGATTCTTACCAATTTCCATCACATACTCAGTAAGCACAGTCAATTTCTTTCTGGCCCAAATCGGATATGACCCTTTAACTGGTTCAAGACCCTTGATAATCAATTGTCGCTTTTCCTTTGGAATAAGTTCCATTGCTGGATTTGGGTCGTACGCTACTTTAATTGCATAATTTTTCTTCTTCAACCAGATACCATATTCAGATAGATTTTCGAGCTTGAATTTAAGACGGTTCTTCGTATTAAATACTCTGCCATATTTTTCAAAGCAGGCATCAAAATAGTTAGAAAGTCGATGCTGATCAATTGCGACACATAATTTCAATGACTCATCTCGAGTTAACGTGATGCCCTCTATTGAACTAAGTGCAGAATCAAATTGAACATATATCGAGTCAGTATCTGTATAGATCGCAGCCTCTTCTGTGACCTGATGAATAACATATTGATCGATACCTAACGTCTTGTGCAATTCAGTATCCAAGTGCCACTTTGCTTGAAAATAGTGATTTACTGCCTTAATACTAAACTTAATTAGGTCCTGACCTTGTAAAGTAATCGATTGGGCAATATCCGGATTATAAAAGTAGAACCACTTATTTCCAAATGCACCATATATACTGTTGATCAAGATCTTTATTGCATTTTGCTTAAGATCAAGTTTTTTAATTTGTCGTGTCGTATCTTCCATATGTAATATCATACTAAATATTTGACATAAGTTTAAACTAAAAGTAAGGTGCGTAGTAATATATAAATAAAAGAAAAAGATTATGATACTTAGTGATTTCTTAAATGAATACGGAAGAGTAAATTCAATGAAACTAAGAGACTCGTGGATGGAATCTCATCTACCAGATAAGTATGCTGAGATAAACAAATTTATTGAAGATAATAATATTTCTACAAATAGATTTGTAGAAAAGGTCTGGTATTATCTAAATAATGTAACTGGCACGGTAACATGTAAGAAAGAAAAATGTTACAATAAGAAGACTTTCTTAGGGCTACTCACTGGATTTAGCACATACTGTTCATCAAAATGCTCAAATGGCGATTCTGTTGTAAAAAATAAAAAAATACAAGCATCATTAGATAAGTATGGAGTAGAAAATCCATATCAATCTACTGAAATAATTAAGAAGATAAGAGCGACGAATTTAGTAAGGCACGGAGTAGACAATCCTATGCACTCAAGTAAGATTAAAAATGAGATGATTGCACGATCATTAAAGAAAACTGGTAGGCGCTGGTCATTATCTAATGGAGGAAGTGCGGATGTAATAAAGAAGGCAAATAATAAAGCTGCATTTGAAGAAAAATATGTAGATCTACAGGTTATTGAATATTCATATGAAAAATTTGGAATATGCACATTTAAAAAAGATAAGTGTGGTCACACGTTTCAAATAACCAAGTGGCAGGCATATCTGCGTAATATGCACAATATCGAATTATGCACAGTATGTAATCCAATAGGAAGTTTTAATTCTACTAAATGGCAAACTGAACTATCTGACTTCTTAATGACAAATAATATATCTTTTGTTGAACGAGACAGGACAGTTCTTTGCCCGTTTGAATTAGATTTTTATTTACCTGAACATAATATAGCAATAGAATTAGATGGACTTTATTGGCACTCTATCAATTTTAAAGAGCCTAAATATCATGTAGATAAGACAAATTCATGTGAATCTTTAGGAATTCAGTTGATTCACATATTTGAAGATGAATGGATTTACCGAAGAGAAATAGTCTTATCTAGAATATTAAACTTGGTTAATAAAAATAAGCGTAGAATATTTGCTAGAAAGTGTGTGGTCCTAGAAATAAGTTCAGAGGTAGCCAAAAACTTCATAGATAATAATCATATACAAGGAAATATTCCATCAAGCAAAAGATATGGTTTATTTTTTGATACTGAATTAGTTTCAGTAATGACATTTGGAGCGTTAAGGATATCCTTGGGGTCAAGAGCAAAGTCTGGCGAATATGAAATGTATCGATTCTGTAATAAAAAAGAAATAAGTGTTGTCGGTGGGGCAAGTAAACTATTAAAATTTTTTATTAATTCAGTAAAACCTAAATACATATTATCATATGCTGACCGCAGATGGTCCACTGGAAAGATATACAAGACTCTAGGATTTAAAGAAATAACTAAGACTGCTCCTAATTTTTGGTATGTAAATGGAGACACTAGAGAACATCGGTTTAATTACACTAGAAAGAAATTACTTACTAAATATGCATCTGATCCTGCTAAGAGCACAGATGACCTGCTCATGGAGTTAGGACTAGTTAGAATATATGATTCTGGAAATCTTAAGTATGAGATGAATCTAGTTTACTAATATTACCTGGATATTAGTATTTTTTGGAAAAATAAAAGTATTTCTTCTAAATCTATACGTGAATCTTTGGCCTTCGAAATATATAATAAAAAAGAGGTTCTATATGGGTGAAAAGCATTCGCTGGATAAAACTTCAGAGTTATATGACATACTGCCATTTATGGAAGCATTTCCATTTACTGAGTATAAAATAACACTGGAAACAGACGAGATTGACTCAGGAATAGCGCCTATGCTATTAAACGAGTTAGGCACCTTTGGTACGAGCACTCACCTAAACTTTTACTATACTGAAAATGACTCAGCAGTTCAAATATCTTTTGATCAAGACGACGTCTTTGACATTGAAGATATTTCATATAAGATTAAGATACTAAATTCCATTAGAGAATATTTAGACACAAGTATACAAAGTGATGTAATAAAGGATAAATTTGCTGCTATTAAAAAGAGTAAAAAGTTTATCGACCTCTTAGAATCTGATAATCTTAGCTATTCACCATTTATCGAAGTTTTACAAGACATGTGTGAAATCCACGATATTACTTTTTCTACACCACAATTATTGGGAATACAAAAATTGAGTTTTGCTCAAATTCACGAACATCAGCTTACGCCAAAACAGAGAGAAACATTAAAGTCTTTTTTAAATTTTAAATTACACTATGTTAAAATAATACTTGGTATAGTGATCGCAGCTAAAATATACTGATAGAATGGCAAAAAACAGAACAAAATTATCTAAAGAGGAACATGAAGACGTTTCTAATTGGGACAAAGAGCGCACGAATTTACTTTCGGCAAAAATTATGTCCAATCGAATTGACATCAAATGTCGATCTAATGCACAAAAGGAAGTTCTTCGAGCAATTGACGAAAAAGTAATTTCAGTAATAATTGGCCCACCAGGAACAGGTAAAACCTATCTCTCATGTGCAAAGGCATTAAAATTTATTAAAGAAGAATCGATGATCTATCACAAGATCGTCTTAATTAAGTCGGTGAATGTGCCAAAGGACGAGGAGATCGGTTACCTAAAAGGTACGCTAGAAGAAAAGATGGAAATGTACATGTACCCGTTCATCAGTAACTTTCATAAAGTTATTGGAAAAGCAACAACTGAACAACTGAAGAGCTCAGGAATAATTGAAATTTTACCAATTAAATTTGCACTAGGAGTAACTCTAGATGACTCAATAATAATCGTAGATGAAGCTCAGCAAATATCAAAAGACAACCTACGAACGCTAATCACTCGAATAGGAACTAACTCAAAAATGATTTTCCTAGGTGATATCAAACAGAAGTCAGTTAATAAAAGAGAGAAAAGTGCTCTTGAAATTCTAATAGAGCATTTTAACAATATTCCTGAAATAGGAATTGTCAAATTGGGTCGAGAGGATATTGTTCGACACCCAATTATTAAAAAGCTTGAAGATATCTTTGATAGTATTGAAGAGTCTGAAAAACTAAATGGTAATAAATAACAATAATGAAGCATATCCGAAAATTTATCCTAGAGTCAAAGTCAACTGTCGAGACTGAGTTTGAAGTAATTAAAAGTTTACACAAACTTGGACTAGTTGACGATTCTGAACTTAAAGTATATACTTATATCGCTTCAGGAAGCACTGGAGATCTCAATTTACAAGGTACTCCAATCCAGAGTCTGCCAGCTGGGCTACGAGTTGACGGAAATCTCAATTTAAGTGATACTCCAATCCAGAGTCTGCCAGCTGGGCTACGAGTTGGTGGAAGTCTCGATTTACGAGGTACTCCTATTGCAAAGAAGAATAGTAGTGTACAATTAAAAAAGATGTGTCCTGGAGTAAAAGGAAATATTGTAATATGAAGCATATTTATAAATTTAAGCTCAATGAGTTTCACCCTGGTGCAGATTCTATTTCGAATACTATTAATAGATTCATAGGATACGGAGAGGCTAATGGAACCTCTTTAGAAATAACAAGGGAGGCAATTAGTCTTTTACTAAATTATTATGGTAATCAGGAAATAGAGCCGGAAGTAATACGAGGATCTGAACTACACACTGCTCTACTAAATATTGAGAACTGTATTAATACTTTACAGGATGATGGATATCCAGAAAACTGGATATATAAAGAGTTACGAAAGTTTGCATAAGTCTACTTCTTGTTTTGAAATTTTAAATTCTTGGTCCTTATATACTTCTTCTCTCTTTTCTGCGTGTTTAACCATGTAACCATCGAGTTGATCTACTAGATCCCAAACAATTACTTCATTCTTTTCAGCAAGTTTACGCATGCCTCTGCCGATAGACTGACGAATCGTTATTTCAGCTTTAGTAGACTCTGCAAATATAATATGGTGAACATTTTTTAAATCAATTCCAGTAGAAAATGTTCCGTTCTCAATAGGAGGCAACTATAATAGTTGCCTCCGCTTTGCCCTCCATTATTTGTATTGACGTTGGTTTTGCCATATTTAATTTATTTTTTTAAATGTCCACCCTAGTGTATTTTGTACTTGTTTATTTTTTAAATATTTTGAAATTACTGATTTTCCGGAATTAGTAAATTTTCGAACAAGAGAAGGAGAAAAATCAAACTCTTTTATCATTTCGATAACACCGGTTCGATAATAAATTTCACCATTTGGAGAAATAATTTCAAGTTTTTGCAAATACTTTTTTCGAGATTTCATTTTCTCTCTAAATTCAGAATTACTCCATTTATCTTTTAATTTTGAGCTTATTTTCTTTTTAACGTCAGGTGTATTTAAACAATTACGTATTTTTTCTTTAAACTTTTCTCTTTCAATATTTGATAAATTTTCCCAATATTTTTTATTGCGCTCCGATATTTTTCCAGGATTATTTTTTATCCATTCTGAAATTTTTTTCGAGTGACACCGTCGTCTTTCTTCTGTCCATGAGTTTTTAGCGCTATTACAAAAATTCAAATATTTTGATTCATCTGATCTGATTGATTTCCATGCAGCAACTCCTCTCTTCTTATGCTCATCTGGAGTTGCATTATTCATATTATTACGTTTAGCTTCTTTAAATTTTTCAAATTTTTCGTAATTTGATTTTAATTTTTTCCATCCATTTTTTGTAGCAAGCGACAATAATTCTTTGTTTTTAGTTAATGGACTTTTCATAAAATTTAAAGTTTTCTGATTTTGTCTAGTCGGATATGCTCTAAATAATCGTTCATGAGCAGTAATATGGTCAGTATATTTTAGATTTACGATATTCCATTCACAATTTATAAATTCAATAAATGTTGAACGCGGTAGAATGTGGTGTTTTTCACAATATACTTCAGAATCTGCTGGAGAGACTTTTTCTAAGACAAATGAAATATAATTAATTAGATCATCCTTTGAATACGGATCTCCACATTTTTCTATAAATAACTCAAAAATTTTTTGTTTTTCAGAAGGCATATTAGACTGGTATAGATTTTAATTATTTATCTATTTGTATTCTTTAAAATCCAAGAATCTAGTATATCATCATCCTGAGCTATGTCTCTAGCTTTTTTTAATGTTCCATTAGTTAATGGAACATCAGTATTTGAATTGATTTGTATTTTTAAGTCATTAAATGTAAATTCTATAAGATAATTTATTTCTTCCATTGTGGCTTTAAATACGTCTCTATCTGAAGACCCTACTTCCCCATCTATGTAAAAAGTGTTTGAGTTCCACTCTAATAGTTTATGTTGGATCTTTTTACCGTATTCGTTCTTAACGTCTGAAAAAAGAATAAGAGTATTTTTACCGAAACTTTTGACTAGATCATTAATATAATTGAGTCTCTCTTTGCTTTCAAAAATAAAACCCTTTTCGATAGCTAGCATGTCTCGGCCATAGTCTTTTGCATCTTTATACATCGCTCGGCCATCCTTCTTTAATGCCCAATACTTTTGCAGATATTCATCAGCTCTATTATATTGGAGTTTGACAATTTGAATTTCAATATTTGGAGAATATCCATGGTCAATTAAGTGCTTTGCTGAAAGAATCATCACTAGTGGGCCAACATTTTCCTGAACCCTAAAGAAATCAGAAAACTGCTCTTCAATTTTCACAGTTCCTGAAAGACCGAGTCGATATTTCCATTCAGTACAATTAATTAATATCTCTCGAATAACGTTGCCACGGCTCTTATGTGTTTCATCGACACATACTGTAATAAACTTTTTAAATATTGCAGGATCTAGGTTTTGTAAACTTTGATATGTTGAAATAACTATCTCGGCATTATCGAAATCTTTTTGATTAAATCGATCGTCTCCACCAATTGTGCATATTTTCCATGGAGCTCGGCCAACTGCATATAATTCAAATTTTTCAGCAGTCTGACCGACTAATGAGATATTAGGAACAATAAGTAGTGATTTATGTATTGCGTCTACTTTCTTAGCATCGCGTAAAAATGAATTAAAGATATAGAAAATAAGAGTTTTACCAGAAGAGGTTGCAAGTTCCTGTGTACAGAACTTATATTTAATAGCACGATATGCTCCTTCGATTTGGTAATCTCTAGGAACAATCGGAAGTCCTTTTTCATCGACTACTCCAGTCAATAGGCGAGTTACGTACTTTAGATATTTATCGTGGTCGAGTCCGAGACTTAACATTTCGTCAATTCCTTCAATTTGACAATCATATCCATATCGATTTGCAAAATTATAGATTTCTTTCCAAAGACCGACTGCGATAAGTCCATCCTTTGTGATAAATGGATCAAGCCCATCCCAAATACCACGTTCTACTAAAACATTGAATGCTGCTTTTTTGGATTTACGTTTGAAGAATTTGAATAAGTCACTGCGCTCTGAATTTAAACTAAAATCAACTAGCTTAATAAATTTTTTATCTGGAGTAAGAGAAAAGAGTAACAATCCATGGCAGATTTTTTTAGAGTCCTAGCGTTTTCTCGATGTCAAGACGAGTTTTTATACCAAAGATGACGTTATCGATTGTTTTAATCGATTCGTTATAGAATGAGACTTGATTTTCGAAAATTTCAAGATATTCCTTAGTTGTTGAGGTTTTACCATCAATTACGATATTCTTTTCGTTTGCTTGATATCGCAATTGCATGTTTTTAGAAAGAGTTTCCATAGCATCTGCCTTCTCATCTCTAAACCGCTTGCGTAATAGAGTAATATGTTCAAGTAGACCATGGCTGTCCTCAAGTAAACGTTGTCTTAGTGACAGCATATTAACTTGTGCTTCTTTCAACGTTTTAAGATTTGAAAGATTACTAATATTTGCATAAATGTCCTTAGAAACCTCAGTACGTCTCTTTTGAAATTTATCTGATATGTTTGCTTTAGTATCTTTAGCTGTAGTCTCGCTCATGTTGTAAACTTTAAAGTATTATACTCGAAAAGGAGCTAAAAGTTTATCCTTCGAACTCGATAAAATGATAATAGGTTGATCCGATCTTAAATTGGTCCTCAGTACTAAATTCGTCTGAGCTTAAGGTTGAGACAATTTCGTTTCCAAAATCGCTTGAGGTTCCGTCTTGTGCATATAGTGTAGAATACTCAGCACCTGCTCTACCAACAATTATTTGTTTAATATCGAATTTTTCATATAATGTTTTAACTTCAGATCTATAATCTTTATCTCGATCCAATGCTAAAAATATACTTGGGTAGTTAATTGGTTCTCCGTTATTATTGATAATCGCGGTCTGTTTAATATACCCAGTTTCACTAAAATAAGACAAAGCTGCCTCTTTAAAACTAGCAACTGTTCTAAAAACAACGATAACGAAGGGGCGTTTCATTTGAATAGTATCGCGGATATCTGTCCATGTTGGAGCAACGTCTGCTGTGTGTTCTTCGAATAGTTTTATGAACTTTTGTTTCACCTAGATTAAAACTTTTTATTATTTATCAATAAAAGATATCGTAAACATACAATCATGAATAAAGTAAAGATACTTCAAGTATTCGATCTCGACGAAACTTTTTTTAGAATGCCAAGCTACACTGGTAAACTTTGTGTAGAAACAGATACTCTAAAATTTGATACCCCATATGAATTCTATGACCATGAACTATCACTTTCTGAAGAAGCGCATTATATTCAGCTTATCGAGCCAGTCTATAATGCTTGGAAAGAAGGTAAAGACTCTGGCACAACTCGATCAATATTAATAACGCATCGCGTCGAAGAATTAAAAGACGTAATTGTCTCAATCTTTGATAAACGAGGAATAGTATTTGATGAAATGTTCTTCCTAGGTCGAATGTCAAACAAGACTGATACTTTACAGGATGTCTTTGAAAGAATGTGGCCAGACGTTGAAGAAATTCAAGTGTTTGAAGATTCAATCGAACAGATAATAAAATATCAAGATCATTTTGAAAAATTAAACAGAGCAATGGATATAAAAGATCTACCGGCGATCCGGACTAAGATTTATATCGTTGATAAGTCTAAAATGTATAGAATTCAAGGTGTAACCCTTTCAGAACCAACCCGAATAAAATTAATATGATAATTTTTTGCGAAGGCCCGCGGTGTTCAGGCAAAACTTTTTTAATGGAGTCTTTCTTTGCTCAGAACACGAATCCTAATATTATCTACTATAAATTTGCATTTGCAAAGTATATTGAAGACCTTGGAATGAGAGACCAGGAAACTGGTCCAGGCGTGCACTACTTTAGTATTGCAAATGTCCTAACTATTCTTGAACTAAACAAAACCATCTTAAAAGATAAGATAATGATCTTTGATCGTTCAATCTTTTCAGCATACGTATGGTCGATTTATCGTGAACGAATGGATAAAACTAGATTGCTTGATGAATTCGAAAAAGTTCTAACTGGCGATCTTTATCAAAACTGTGTACTGTTCTATACGACTCGAAAGAACATACCTGCACCAAAAAGACAAGAAAAAGATTATTTTGGTAATTTTGAGAATTATTCAGCTGAAAAAAAGATATTTGAAGAAGTACTGGACAGATTCAGTAAATATATTAGCCAGTCGTCAAAGAGCAATCATTTTATCAACTATACGAATAAATTTGATGAAGCCAGTGTCACAGAATTCTGTGAACTTATTAACGGCTTATCTTCAGTGCCAACTCTTCTTAATAAATAATAAAAAACCATTTTAAAATGGCAAAAGAAATTAAGCCCTTCCTACAGTACATTAAAGAAGAAGAGGAGCAAACTGGCAATGTTGAGCGTCCGCTAAAAGGATATACCGCAGATCAAATAATCAATCGAATTTCTGAATTGATGGAAATATTAGCAGATGATGTTCGTTTTGGTGTTCCTTCCGATACATTAGGTAGAGCAACTACTTATCGTGATGCAAATGGAGCGATTCAAAAGATTAAAGATATGCAACACTATTACGAAAGTAAAGGTGAAGATGTTAGATTCTATTGTTGGTCAATTAGTTATAACGGTAGCTGGAAAGCAACGACTAACTTAAAGAAAAAGATCGAAGAAGCTGGTGGATTCGGTGAAGAAAAGTTAAATATGAATTTGAAAAAAATAATTGACTATTTTACGCAAAATGCAGAAGACTCAGATAATATTAGAAGCATTTCAATTAGTATGGATGCCGCAAGTATTAGAAAAGCATTAAATAAACAAGCGGACGCAGATGAAGATTCTGGAAAAGACCAGCCATCTGAAAAAGCAGAAGAAAAAACCGACGAAACATCAGCGAACCAATAATTATGGCAGGAATCAATAATTTAAAGGAAGTATACGAAAAAAGAGGTGAAGAATTTTTAACAAGTCTTCTCAATAGCTACGTCATAATTAATGAAAAAGTAGACGGCACTTTCTTTGGAGTAAAGAAGAACAAGGACGATAAGTTTAGATACTTTAAGAAGTCTGGAGAGATTAGCTATGTTGACCGAGTACTGATGAAATATTACAATACTGCGATTTCGCATTTTGAAAATCTTTCAGAAGATAAGAGACAGCGAATCCCATCTAATTTCTATTTTGGATTTGAGTATTTTACAAATGGCGATAATTTAAGCCATAAATATGACCGTCTTCCAAAAAATAACCTAGTTTTGTCCTACATTCATAAATTAGACGATGCCGGCAAAGTAATTTCAACTGTTCAGAATAAAGAGCAACTTGACAAGTGGGCAGATTATTTAGGTGTAGAACGCGCACCGATTATTTTTGAAGGAAATTTAACAGATGAGCAAAAAACTGCAATTTTAGAATTTGTTTATGCACCATCTGAAGAGCTCTTCACTAAATTTAAAACACGTTCATTTACGAAATATATTATTTCGATTCTTAACGACCAACAAGAATCATCTTTTTTAAAGACTGATTTAACTGGTAGTGTCGATACAATAGTCTTTAGATTCTACGATGAATCGAAGGACGATTCTGACGCAAGCGTCTTTTTAGCGAAGATAGTCGACCCAATATTTAATCACACTAAAACAACGCAGCCTAAAGAAAATAAATCGCAAGATTATATTTGGTTGATTGTAATCGACTTGATGAATTTCTTTGAAATGTATGATATTTCTGAATTAGAAACAATGTGTGAAAAGGGGACTACCTTTGATGAGAAATATGTTGCACTAATTAATGCAATGTTCAAAGATTTTATTAAAGAATATTCTGGAAAATATGAGGGACTTAGGTTAGAAGTTCCAGACTATCTAAAACGTCCTGAATTTGAATTAGATGCAGCATTAATAAATGATCCAGAAATAATCAAATTACTTAAAGATGAAACGTATACTGAGATCTATAAAATTCTGCTGAATTTCTTTAGACGTAATAGAAAGAGTTCATCATCTGGTTTCTTTACAGCTGACCTGCTAACTCAGCTTAACCTGATCGTTACTAAGATTAGAAAAATTATCATGGGCGATCAAGTATATGAAAGTCTATTCCCAAGTTTCAGTGAATTTATTGGAACGCAAACCGATGAATCTATCCTTAGTGAAAGAGAAGTAGCTGAAGGTAAGCATAAAAAACCAGAAGCAGTCTCAGTTAACCTATTGATTGGAAATTTTCAACCAGTAACAATGGGTCATATTAAAGCTGCTCAGAAATTAAAAGCAAAAAATGGAAATAAAGTCGTTTTCGTTGCGCTTAAATCAGAAGAACAAAATCAGAAATCTCCATTCTCAATGAAGGAGACTAGAATAATGCTTGAAAAAGTTCAACAGGAATATCCTGAGTTAATTGCAGATGTTAGACTAATTGCATCTGGACAGATCGAAGAAATCCTTGGATCAATTCAACCAATATACACACCAACTCTTTGGGGAACATCAGAACGTCGACTTAAAGATTATGTCTTACAATTAGACTATATTAAGAAGAAGAGTATTCCATTGCGCTTAGAAAAAGAATTCAAATTAGTAGAATTACCAAGTTTTGTAAAATCAGATGAAGTTATTGATTCACTTATGAGATCAGATTTCACTGAGTTTAAAAAACTAGTACCAACCTCAATCGCGTCCGAATTTTTTAATTTACAGAAAGAACTTAAAACTGATGTACGAGAAGAAGAAATTAAACCTGTTTCTAAATTTAGTGCAATTTTTGAAGGTGAAGAAGTAACTGCCGAAGTAATCGACCCGAAACTAAAAGAGGAGGATGATGACAAGAACACCATTTAAAACCATATATTCGTAACTGAATATAATATACAAATTCATAATCTAAAAGATGAAGTTTACCGAATTAGAAGAAGAAGATATTGAGTATATTGCTGAAGTTTACTTTAACAAATCAATATCCTGGGATGAGCGGTTAAATCTGCTTGCTCAAAAATTTAAAAGGTCTGAGAGAACAATCCAACACTGGATTGCAAAACTTGGATATAGTACAAAACAGGTAGAAGACTCACCGCAGCTTATTAAAGCTAAAACAAAAGAGCTCAACCGGACTAAGATGAGATTTATCATCACTTGGGCACAAAACAATACTGATGTTCATGAACCTCTTATTGCAAATATTGAAAAATTAGCAGAAGAATATGATGCTGATATTCATGTAATTGCAGGTAGATATAAAAATCCAACCTCTGTAAATACAGATAAGGATTATGATTATTGGTCAGAACGTATTGAACAATATTTAGATGCGAATCGTCACGATGTACATAAGTATCTTTCAATCCTATCAGATGTTAAAATTCAGCCAACTGCAGTCGATCCAATGACTGGTTTACAAGGAATGAGCGGTATTAATTCATGTGTATTCGGTTCACCGAAAGTACAGATGGAAACAGTACCTGTTCTTGAAGGTAATCTACCAAAGATAATGATGACCACTGGAGCATGTACTATTCGAAATTACACTGATTCAAAAGCCGGTAAAAAAGGAGAGTTTCATCATACTTTAGGTTTCGTAATAATTGAAATAAAAGATGACGAAACCTTTTTCATGCGTCAAGTAACTGCGACAGATAATGGAAACTTTAGTGACTTATATACTCGAGTAGAATACAATGAAGAGACAAAGGAATCTACAATCTCACGAGTGGATAACATATCTGCGATAGTTTGGGGAGACTTACACTATGGCAAACATGATCCGCGAGTTTTAGATGTAACCTTTGACTTGATGGCAAAATTACATCCAGAACATGTCGTCTTACATGATGTGTTTGATGGAACTTCAATAAATCACCATGAAATAAAGGATCCATTTATTCAATATGAAAAGGAGATGTCTGGCACTAATTCATTAAAGAAAGAAATTGACGAGATGTTAGTTGGACTTGAAGAATTCCAAGACTATAATGTTGTAGTTGTCCGAAGTAATCACGATGATTTCGTAGACAGGTGGTTAAAAGACACAGATTGGCGAAAAACAGTTACTCCTAAGAATTCATTAGAATACATGCAATATGCTGCTGCAATTCTAGGTGGAGACGCAAAGAATGGAGTGATTCCATTTGTAATAAACAGAAAGTTTCCGCAATTTAAGACACTAGGTCGAGACGATAGTTATATTGTAAACGGCTGGGAATTAGGACAGCACGGAGATATTGGAACAAGTGGAACTCGCGGATCTCTACTCCAATTTAGAAAATTAAATACTAAAATAGTAGTAGGACATTATCACTCTCCTGGAAGAAAGGACGGAGCTATTGCTGTCGGTACTACAACTCACCTTCGAATAGGATATAATAGAGGAGCCAGTGGATGGTTGCAATCACATGTAATTATCCATGAAGACGGAAAGGCACAACATATTAATTTTATTCGAGGAGAATATACAACTTTAAAATAATCACAATGCAGTGAAAAAAGAAAAACCAGAAAGCTGGAAGAATCTTGAAAATTATCGCAAGGGTAAAGAACAGCTACAAAATGCAGTAATGCAGCATCCAGAGGACGATCCGAAGACCTCAATCTTTGATTATGTGAAAAAGAACATAAATCGAAAGTTGTGGGTAATACCATATTCAAAATTCAAAAGAAAAGGCGGTAAATAATCGCCTTTCTTTTTTTTGATAAATAATCAAAATACTCCAGCAAAAATGGGATTTTCTCAATATTTATATAAGGCTCTAATGAAGAACAGAGCAATCTACGAAGACTCAGTAGCAGCTTCGCCAGTAATCGACTTCAATTCAATTAAAAATCAGATTGAAGCAAATGTCGGTGGTGATATTGATAGCAAAGAAGCTATTGAAACATCATTTGAAGGACTTGAGAAAGCGTTTGATACTGTTCCTTTAGACTATTTAGAAAAGAATACAAACGCTCATCTGGAGGAATTCTTTATACTTGTAGTTGACGGTAAACGTATTGATTTCTTAAATAAATTCGCAGAACGAGAAAAAACGGCTGCTGAGAATATTGTTAAATCACTATCATCGATTGATCGCGATCGTGATCAGATGAAATTTATCTCTCTACTTAAATCATATACAACTGTGACTGAGAGACTCTTAAAAATATACAGATTACTTACTGGGCAAACTGAGACAACAAATGAATCTGTAACCATTGAACCTGAAATCAAGACAAAAATCGATAAGATTGTCGTAACTTGTAAATCTGGAGCAACTGCTGATTTTGACAAGTTAATATCAGCAGAAGGTAAAGTCATTGATGATATTCCAGAAAATAGTGAAGGTGCTGATAAATTTTTTCGATATAAAGACCTAATGGATTTTCTTGGACTTGCAGCATTCTTAAAAGATAAGATGGGCGCAAAAGAAAAGAAGATTGATGCAGTTGAAAAAAAAGAAAGCGTAAGTACTAAGAGAAAGAAGCGTATTATAGATAGTCGACTAATTAAAGGTATTCAATATGCCAAATTACCAGCAATATCAAGTGATATTATTGAAACGAATGGTGATCTGTTCAAAATGTTCAAAACTCTTGAAAAAAAGAATTTGCCATGGATGACTCTTGCACTTGAACGATATGTATTTAAGGGAGATGCTGCCAGAGCGAAAGAATTTGATTCAAATGGTCGAGTTGCAGAAAGTCCAAAGGAAGAAGATCAGCTTACATATCTAATGGCCAATAATTCATGGTCACTAAGCTATATCAAAGGAGTGGTAGACGGAGAATTAGCAGAAAAGGAAGAAACTAATTATATTGCGCGTCTGGCAACAGTTACTACAGAAAAAGAAAAGGAGATTAAGAACTATTATCTTTCTAGAGATTTTAATCTTGGTAATTTTAGCGGAATTCAATTAAAACCAGAAATACGCCTACCTTTACACGTTAAAGTACCTCTTCCAGTAACTGATGCTGATCGCAAGAAGGAAAGCCCGCTTAGAAATGTACTTAAAGGTCTAGGCCAAATTATTTCTGGCATGGTTAGTGCTATTCCAGATAAAGGAAATGAACAAACTGCCCAAATTGCACGTAAAAGAAATATTGCAGTGTTTAATGGAATTAACTCAATTGTTCGAGGAACCGTAGGTGCAGTTGGCGGTAAGCAAGCAGGTAGAGATTATGCGGAAAAGACAGAAAATATCGTGCCTAGCAGTAATAAGAAACATATTAAAGAAGATATGGTCGGATTAGGCGATGCTGGAGGAGCAATTGTAAATCCAGAATCGCCAGGACAAACAATGCAAACTCCAGGAAGTCTGGCTGGCGACATGGACACATTTTCACTTCTTGGTCCAGGCAGAAAGTTGACACCTAAGAAGGCAACTAAAAAGAAGAAAAAGAAGTCGACTAAGCCTGTGGTAAATAGTAGAGTTTCGAGTTTTTCAGATTTTATGCAACGTAAGTAAGTAATACTTGCATACTTTTTTTAATCACAATAAATAATAAAAAGAAATACAATAAATGGGTCTAGGAAATTGGAACATGCTTGGAGGAAACTCAAACACTGGTGAAGCAGGGCAGTCAACTGATAATTTGCTCAGCATAACTGATTCGCTGCCTCAGCTGAAGGACACATATACTGATAAAGCACATGGTGCAGTTGATGGTCCTGGAGGAAACGCAATGACCGTTCAGGGCACAGATTCTGCATTTAATCCATTTTATATATTTAGATACGCAAAATATGGATCAATTGCAGGCAAAGACTATTCTCCAGAATACCATCGTGATCTAAATGAC